ATTGATGCTGTAATGACGCATGATAGATCAACTAAGGGATCTAATTCAACTAATATTTCTTTTGATGTTATAGAACCTTACAGCATGGGAGTATTTTTGCAAGCCTGTCATTTAGCAGCCTTAAGAAATAAATGGCCTAATGGATACCTTGGTAGTGTATTTTTGTTGACTATAGAGTTTATAGGATTTGATCAAGAAGGTAATGCTACGGTCATTCCAAATACAACCAGACATATTCCTATGAATATCAAAGACATTGAAATGTCTGTGAAAAAGGGCAGTGCGGTTTATAAAGTAAAAGGTCACCCGTCAAATGAGATAGTATTATCAGATAATTATAGATTATTTGATGTTGACTTAGCAGTCAGCGGAAAGACTGTTCAAGAAGTTTTACAAACGGGAGAGTTTAGTTTACAAACAGTTATAAACAAACGTCTACAAGAGTTTGCCGAAAAAGAAAAAGCACCTACAGCCTTTGACGAAATTGTTATTATATTTCCAAAAGTAAATGAAAACGTTTTAAAAAACCAAAAAGAAGAAAAGTCTGCTACAACTCGAACTACTAGTACTATAACTGTAAGTAGACGAGATAGTTCAAGTAACTTGATCCAAGACCAAGAATCACTCAACGACATTGGAAAAAGCGCCATGGACTTTGACGCATCAACGTCGGGCGAAAGCCAAGTTAATAAACAAAATGAAGTTCAAGACGATCCAAAAAATCCAGTAAAGCGAAACAAAGTTGTTTACGATGCAAAGACTAGACAATTCATTTACAGTCAAGGAACTAGTATTATTAATGCAATATCTAGTATTTTGGTTAATAGCAAATATTGTAAAACTTCAGCAAACTCTAAGCCAGACCAAAACGGGATGATTGATTGGTTTAGGATAGAAACACAAGTTGATTACTTAAATTCTAAGCCAGGAAATACCGGAAACAATGATCAACCTAAATTGTTAATTTTTAAAATTGTACCTTACAAAGCACACAGCGTAGACAATACCGCACAGTCATCACCGGTTAACGGTTATGATAAACTTCGATCAGAAGCAGCCAAGGTTTATGATTATATCTATACAGGAAAAAATACTGAAATTATTAACTTTGACTTAGAATTTAAAGGAGCATTTTTTAATACTCTGGCTAGAGATCAAAATAAACAAAATAAAGATACATTCTATGGCACCCAGCAAAGTGCAACAGCCGATGGAAATTCTGCACCTAAAACACCTGACAATACACCTAGAGTTTTAAATAGGCTTTCTGGTAATACTAGACCGGGTAAAGAATTTAAAGTAGATCCTAATGAAGGTGGCACAACATCTAACGATTATAGAACACTGATTGCAAAAACTTTTCAGAACGCACTTTATGATAGTGCCACAGATTTGATTCAAGGAACACTATCAATATTCGGAGACCCATATTATTTGGCTGATAGTGGAATGGGAAATTTTACTAATACTGGATCAGGGCGTTTCAATGTAACAAGATCAAATGCCATGGATTATCAAAGTGGACAAGTTGATATCATTATTAATTTTAGGACACCACTAGATTACGATTCAGAAACAGGATTAGTTTCTTTTGGAAATACAGAAATTGTAGAGCAATTTAGCGGACTATATCTAGTAACATTTGTTAATAACAAATTCCAAAAAGGAAGATTTACGCAAGAACTTAAACTGTTAAGAAGAAAGCGCCAATCTGCTGAATCAGTACAAAAGGTCACAGATAATTCTGCAAATGTTGGAATTAATATCTATGCTGAGGACGGTACACTAAGTAATATTCGAAGAAATCCTGATACAGGCGAATTATATGACGCTACAGGATTACCACCAGGATCAGATAGATTCTCTGATAAAGGAACAATACCTAGTGAAAACAATCAGCGAGCAACTGCTGATCCTAAGACAAAGCAAGCAGTTGTTACCGCTATAACTAAAACATCACCATCGTCTGCAAGTCCGCAGATGACTGATGCAGATGGCAAGTCAACATTTAACGGAGCCCCATAATGCCAGAAATAGAACGATCGTCGGAAGGTACTAATAAGTTCGGCGGCGGCCCTTATCTTGCAAGGGTTGTAAGTAATATTGACCCTAAGTATATGGGAACACTACAAGTACAACTACTAAGAGAAGTAGGAAATACATATAATCGTCAAGGGCAGACTATTCCTGTGAAATACCTAAGTCCTTTTTATGGAGTGACTAACGTATTTCACAATGACAATAATGATAATTTCAACGGTACACAAAAAAGTTACGGTTTTTGGGCCGTGCCGCCTGACATAGGCTGTCTTGTATTAGTTGTTTTTATTGAAGGCGACATTAAACAAGGTTACTGGATTGGTTGCGTACAAGACGAGTTTATGAACTTTATGGTTCCGGGACTCGCCGCAACAGAGTTGCACAACGATTCTAGCAAAGGTAAGAAAGTTGTAGCCGAGTTTAATAAAAAGACCAACGATAACATTCAAAAAGATCCTACGCAAATTAAAAAACCTGTACATCCTTTTGATGCAGTTATTGGTGCGCAAGGGCTAGCCACAGACGAAACTAGAGGAACTACAACATCTAGTGCTAGACGTGATATGCCTAGTAATGTCTATGGTTGGAGTACACCTGGACCAGTGGATCGTCGATCTGGTGCAAAAACAGGAACAATAGGACATCATGAAAGCAAAGTCACAGGAGCATTTGTTAGTAGACTAGGCGGATCAACATTCGTCATGGACGATGGTGACCCAACGTTGTTGCGTAAAACGCCAGCCAGCGAAGGCCCACCAAGTTATGCCAATGTTGATAATGGCGAAGAAGGTGATCCAACACTTCCTCACAATGAATTAATTCGTTTACGTACTAGAACAGGACATCAAATTCTTCTGCACAACACAGAAGATTTGATTTACATTGCCAATGCTCGCGGCACTGCATGGATAGAATTAACCAGCAACGGTAAGATAGATATCTACGCCGCAGATAGTATCAGTATTCATACTAAAAATGATTTAAACATCACTGCTGATAGAGATATCAATATGAGCGCTGGACGCAAAGTTAATATTCTTAGCGGTGATAAAATGCACTTAGACAGTGGTGCTGACATGGAAGTAGTAAGTAGTGCTGATACTAAGATTACAACCAGCGGAACTACACACATTAACAGCGGTGGCAATCATTTAGAAACAGCCGCTCAGATACATATGAACGGCCCAGCCGCTGCCTCAGCAGGATCAGGTGATAAACCAGGCAGAGTTCCACAAGCAGAACCTTGGAGCGGTCACGAAAACCTTAATCCAGCAGGGCATACACCAGATGCTAAACCCACAGACGGTAAATTGTCAGCAACGCCGGATACATTTAAGAAAATAGGCAAATAAATAAACATATGAGCATTGAAAAGAACCTAGTATCTAGAATTAAAATACCATCTAGCAGAGACACTAGCATAGTTACTAGTCGTACCTATAGAGGTATCAGCACGGTTGCAGACACAGGAAACTTTGCTCTTTATGACATTGCATTAATCAAGCAAGATATCATTAACCACTTTCATATTCGTAGAGGCGAAAAGTTAGAAAATCCTAACTTTGGAACTATAATCTGGGACACACTATTTGAACCTTTAACCGAAGATATCAAAGATTTAATCATTAAAGATGTTACTACAATTATGAACTACGACCCTAGAGTTCAAGTTGCAGATATTATAGTCAGCGAATACGAAAGTGGCATACAAATTGAGTGTGAACTAACATACTTGCCATACAACATTTCTGAAAGCCTGCGCTACAGATTTGACCAAGAAAACAGCGTTCTGTAAATTAACTGCCCACTTTTTTGCACACGATAAATAATGTGTGAGGGCCATATATGGGTAGCATAGATAGACAAAATCGCTTAATTGCCGCAGAAGACTGGAAGAAAATCTACCAGAGTTTCCGCAATGCAGACTTTCAAAGTTACGACTTTGACAACTTACGCCGTACGATGATTGCGTACCTGCGTGAGAATTATCCAGAAGATTTCAACGATTATATTGAGTCAAGTGAGTACTTGGCCCTTATTGATCTTATTGCTTTCTTAGGTCAAAACCTAGCATTTAGATTTGACTTAAATGCCCGTGATAACTTCCTTGAACTAGCAGAACGCCGCGAAAGTGTGCTACGTCTAGCACGTCTACTATCTTATAATCCCAAGCGTAATCAACCAGCCAACGGCCTTCTAAAGTTTACAGCAATATCTACCACAGAAGAAGTTGTTGACAGCAACGGACGTAATTTGTCTAACCAAACAATTCTATGGAATGACCCTAGCAACAACAATTGGTACGAACAGTTTATTAAAGTTATTAATTCTTCAATGAGCGAAACTGTTCAGTTTGGACGTCCGCAAGACCGAGCAGTATTAAGTGGTATTGCCACAGAGCAATATCGTTTTAACGGCACAAACACAGAAGTTCCAACTTATAACTTTAACAAAAACATTGACGGAAGAACGATGGAATTTGACATTGTATCTACAGTGTTTAAAAATTCTAACACAGTCTATGAAGAAGCACCATTCCCAGGCAATAACTTAGCCTTCTTATATAGGGATGATGGTGGTGGTCCAGCAAGTTCAAATACTGGATTCTTTGTGCATTTTAGACAAGGAAGTCTGCAACAAGGTACATTTAATGTTGCAAGACCAAACCCTAATGAAGTAGTAGACTTAGACAGCACAGGTATCAATAACACTGATGTGTGGTTGTATGACCTTGATACTATCGGATTTGAATCTAATCTTTGGACCAAAGTTGATGCTCTAACAGGCAATAACATTATCTATAATAGTACACAAAAAGGTGATAGAAAAATCTATGCCGTGCAGACTAGAACCGGCGACAGAGTTAGATTAGTATTTTCAGACGGAGTGTTTGGTCAATTACCACAGGGTAATTTTAAAGTTTATTATAGAATAAGCAACGGCTTGGCCTATAAGATCTCTCCTACAAATATCAAGAGTGTAACTATTGACATTCCTTATCTAAGTGCTAAAGGCAAAGAAGAAACTCTTACAGTTACATTAAGTCTAAAGTATACTATTACCAATGCCGCGTCGGCAGAAACATCTGACTCTATCAAGCAAAATGCGCCAGGTACATACTATACACAAAATAGAATGATCACAGGCGAAGACTACAATGTCTTACCTCTAAGCATTAGCCAAGAAATTTTAAAAGTCAAAGCAGTTAATAGAGTAAGTTCTGGTATCAGTAGATATTTTGATTTAAAAGATAGTACTGGAAAATACAGTAGCACAAACTTATTTGGTACAGATGGTATAGTTTACAAAGAAAATTTCACAGAACGATTTAATTTTAGTTTTGCCACTAAGAGTGAAATAGAAGGAGTAGTAACTAACCAAGTTGTTCCTATTCTTAAAAAGAAAACTATCTATGATTTTTATCTGGACAACTATCCAGAAGTTAACTTAGGTACTCCGTTTTTGGCATGGAACAGGATTTCTAAAGCAACTAACTTGTCAACAGGTTATTTGTCAAACAATACCACAGGTGAACCTAGAACATTAGGAGCATTTACTAGTTCTAACCTACGATTTATTATCAATGATTCCTTATTGAAATTTGTTCCGCCTCCAGGTTTTAGAGCATTTGACAGTAAAAATAATTTAGTGGATAATGATACTCCTGTTAAGCAAGGAGAAAAAAGTTATATCTGGACTAAAGTTGTTAATATCACAGGCAGTGGCGTCTACGGCACAGATAATATTCTTGC